CCGTCCTCGCTTATCACGGATGCGGCGCTGCGCGACCAGGTTCAGAAGCTCTGGCTTGCCTGGACGGATGAAGCGGATGCCGATGGCCTGACCGACTTCTATGGCCTGCAGGCCATGGTCGCGCGCGAAATGTTTGTCGCCGGTGAGTGTTTTGTGCGCCTGCGTCCGCGCCGGGTGGAGGACGGGCTGCTGGTGCCCCTGCAGTTGCAGCTTCTGCAATCCGAGATGCTGCCGTTTGAGAAAACTGAGACGGACCCGAACGGCAATCGTATTCGCTGCGGGATCGAGTTCGACCTGATTGGGCGGCGGGTGGCTTATCACTTCCGCCGGCGGCATCCCGGCGACAGCACGGATCAACGGGTGGCCGTGCCGGACACTGTCCGCGTGCCAGCCGAGGAGGTTTTGCACATCTACAGGCCCATAGATGCGGGTCAGATCCGGGGCCTGCCCCATGTGGCGCCTGCCATGGTGCGGTTGTTCCTGCTGGACCAGTATGATGACGCCGAACTCGACCGGAAAAAGACGGCCGCCATGTTCGCGGGCTTCATCACCAAGACGGCACCCGAAGACCCAATGATAGGGGAGGGTGAAGCCGATCTCGATGGTGCGGCTATGGCCAGCCTAGAGCCCGGCACGATGCAGGTGCTGCTGCCGGGCGAGGATGTGAAGTTCTCAAGCCCGGCGGATGTTGGTGGCGGCTATGAGGCGTTTCAGTACCGAACGCTGCTGGCAGTCTCGGCGTCGCTGGGTCTGCCGTATCACCTCGTCACCGGCGATGTCCGGCAGGCGAATTACTCAAGCCTCAGGGCCGAACTCGTCGAATTCCGCCGCCGCATTGGTCAGTTGCAGCACGGGGTCATGGCGCACCAGCTTTGCCGACCGATCTGGCGGCGTTGGCTGGAAACAGCCGTGCTCTCGGGCGCGCTCCATGCTGATCCTGTCACGGCCCGGCCGGTGCAATGGATCCCACCACGTTGGGATTGGGTGGATCCGTTGAAGGACATCCAAGCGCAGGTTCTGGCGATGGAAGCTGGCCTGACGTCGCGGCGCAAGGTGGTCGAGGCCACGGGCTATGACATCGAAGAGGTCGATCGCGAGAATGCCTCGGACGCGAAACGTGCAGCAGACTTGGGCCTGACCTATCGCGCCAGCCCCGGTGAAACGCAGGGGGCAAGGGCAACTCCCATCCAAGAGCCCAGTCCAAATTCTAATGACGGACCGTCCGACAGTAACCCGGGCACCGACACTCAGTAGGAGTAACCCCATGAAATCCTGGTACACGATCCGTGCCCGCGCGTCGGGGACGGAAGTGCTGATCTATGACGAAATCGGCGCCTATGGTGTCAGCGCCAAGGGGTTTCTCGCGGAACTCGGCGCGTTGCCTGGCGATGCCGCGATCGATCTGCGCCTCAACAGTCCCGGCGGCTCGGTCTTTGATGCTGTGGCGATCTTCAATGCGCTGAAACGGCACACGGGCGAGGTCACGGTTTGGATCGATGGCATCGCGGCGTCGGCTGCGAGCTACGTCGCGATGGCGGGTGATACGATCATCATGCCAGAAAACGCCTTCCTGATGATCCACGACCCTTCGGGGCTGGTGATGGGCACGGCTGAGGACATGCGGTCCACGGCCGAGGCACTCGACAAGGTGAAGGGCAGCCTCATTCAGGGCTATGCCGCGAAATCCGGCAAGCCCGACGGGGACATCGCCGCCCTGATGGCGGCAGAGACCTGGCTTGATGCCAAGGACGCGCTGGATATCGGCTTCATCGACCGCATCGCCGAGCCTGTGAGGCTCGCTGCCACGTTCGATATAACCCGGTTGTTCCGCAATGCGCCGCCCGAATTGGTCGAGGCTGCGAGTGAACTAGAAAGGTCTGCAGCCCCGGAGCCCCAGACTGCGGGTGTTGCAGTGCTCAACACCCAGCCTGACCCTGAACGCCCGGCTTCAGAAGCGCCAACCATGGCTGCAAGTGAAACCACAGTGGCCAAAACCGTCCAAACCGCCATTCCCGAAGACGGCTGCGATGCCGCTCAAAACGCCGCCCCTGATCACAGCACCATCCGCGCCGAGGCCATCGCCCATGCCCGCGCCGTGATCGACCTTTGCCGCCTTGCGGGGCAGCCGCAGATGGCGGGCTGGTTCCTCGAGGAAGATATCGACCTTGAGGACGTCAGGGCCCGCCTATTGGCCGTGAAGGCCGCTGCAACCCCCGACATCACCGCTGCCCATGCTCAACCGGGACGCGCGGCAACCACCAACACCTGGGGCGATGTGATCGCCCGCACGTTCAAGACGAAAGGCTAATGTCTCATGACCACTCTCACGGAAGGCAAACACGCCGGTGGCTTCCTCGTTTGGGAAGTCTTGCGCGATTACACCCGAGAAACCGTCACCCTTGCCTCGGGGGCAGGCAAGATTGAGCCGGGTACGGTGCTGGGCAAGATCACCACGGGCGGCAAATACACTGGCCTTGCACCGGCCGCGACGAACGGCAGCCAGACGGCGACCGGCATTCTCTGGGCCGGCGTGGATGCCAGTGCGGCCGATGTGCCTGGCGTCGTGATCCTGCGCGGCCCGGCCATCGTCAACCGCCACGATCTCGTTTGGCCCGTCGGTGCGACGGAGGCCCAGATCGCTGCGGCTACGACGGCGCTTGGCGCGCTTGGGATCGTGCTGCGCTGAGGCGGGGCTTTCGCCTTTCGAACATCACATCAAGGAGTTTGGCATATGGCCAGCATGGATATTTTTGAAGGCGATGCCTTCTCTGTCATCGAACTGACGCGCGCGTTGGAAAACATTCCCTTCAAGCCCGCGACCCTGTCGGGCTCGGGGCTCTTCGGCGAGCGGGGCGTGCGCACACGCACGGTCGTCATTGAAAGCCGTGATGGCACGCTTGCTCTGATCCCGTTCTCGGAGCGTGGTGCGTCTTATGACCAGCAGTCGCCGGAAAGCCGGCAGGTGCGGGCCTTTGTCTGCCGTCAGTTCAAGAAGCAGGATGTGCTTTGGGCGTCCGAGATCCAAGGCATCCGCGAGTTTGGCATGGAAAGCGTGACCCAGCAGGCTCAGGCCGAGGTTGCGCGCCGGATGCGCCGTCTACGCTCGGACGCTGAGGCCACTTTTGAATACCATTTGCTGAACGGCATTCAGGGTTTGGTGAAAGATCCGCGCGATGGAGCGGTGGTCGTCAATTTTGCCACGGAGTTTGGCATCACGCCAGCGGCAGAGGTCGACTTTGATCTCGACAATACGGCACCGGCATCGGGGGCACTGCGCAAGCGGTGTCAGGCCTTGATCGAAAGCGTGGAAGAAAGCCTGGGTGGGCTGGCCGTTGGTCCCGTGCAACTGCGCGCGGAATGTGGCTCGGCCTTCTTTGCCGATCTCGTGGCCCATAAGGAAATCCGCGAGACCTATCTCAATACGGCGGCCGCGAATGAGTTGCGGGGCAGGGTGGTTGATGAGTTCACCTTCGGTGGCATCACCTTCCGCCGTTATGGCGGCAGTGCGACGATCGGCGTGCCGACGGATAAGGCCTTTTTCTATCCGCAAGGCATCGAGGGCCTTTTTGAAATCTACTTTGCGCCGGCTGACACGTTTGAGACGGTGAACACGCTGGGTCTGCCGCTTTATGCGCGGATGATCCCAGACCGTGAGCGGGATGAATGGGTGCGGCTGGAAATCGAGTCGAACCCGCTGCCGATTTGCACCCGGCCACAGGTGCTGCGCAGTGCGAGGCGGACGTGATGACGGCCTTTGCTGAGGCGGTTGGGGTCCTCTTCGGGGACCTCAACCTTGCGGTTGAGATTTGGCATCGCGATGGCGAGGGGCGTTTCACGAGGGGAAGGGGTGTCCTGCGCCGTCCGGATGAAATCACCGAGTTCGGCGCGGCGCGGCTCTTGTCTCAGACCACCCGGATTGATGTTCGGGTGGCGGATATTCCTGATCCCCGCCCGCAGGAGCAGATCCTGATCGGGGAAGAGACGTTCTTGATCCAGGGGGAGCCGCGGCGAGACCGCGAGCGGCTGATCTGGACTCTTGATCTCTGCCCTGCGTGACCCAGGGTGAAACTGAAGCTCAACATCGATCCCGACATCATTGCGATGATGCAAGCCGAACTCCTCGCCGGCGAAAAGGCGGTCTCGGACGCCGTTCAAGGCGCGGCGCTTCGTCTCAAGACCGATTGGCGGGACCAGATCGCGCAAGCGGGACTTGGGCAACGGCTTTCTCGCACCATTCGCTCGGAGGCCTATCCCAAGGGTCGGCCCAGCTTGAATGCGGCGGCGCTGGTCTGGTCCAACGCGCCGGTGATTGTCGGGGCGCATGACAGCGGGCCCTTGATCCGATCGAAGAGCGGGCTCTGGCTGGCAATCCCGACGGCTGCTGCGGGCAAATCCGGGCGTGGGGGCAGGATAACGCCGGGCGAATGGGAACGGCGGCGCGGATTGTCGCTGCGGTTCATCTACCGGGCTCGGGGGCCGAGCCTTCTCGTGGCAGAGGGGCGGCTCAACAGTCGCGGGCTTGGGGTTGCCTCTCGCGCGAAATCTGGCCGGGGGCGGGCCACCGTGCCGATCTTCCTCTTGGTGCGGCAGGTGAAGCTTGCCAAGCGGTTGGATCTGGCGCGCGATGCCGAGCGGGCGATGGCGTCAATCCCTGGCCAGATCGTCGCGGGTTGGGTCGGGGGAAAGCTATGATGCGAGCTTCCGCGTCACTTTGAGCTCATCAAATCGGCAAGCTGGCCGCCAGATTCTTGTACGCTTGCAAGCAGCGTGGCCCAGTTGCCAGGTGGATTTCCTTCGTCGAGCATCCCTTTGAAGACCCGATATGCATCCGTGCGGCTGTCATAGGCGCGTAACGTTGTATCGTCATTCACCCATGCAAGAATGATGACGCGGCTTTCGGCATGGAACCGGAAGAACAGCCGGTATTGCTGAAAGAACTTTGCGCGGAACCAGTGCCTGTGATCTTCGCCCAAGGTGTTGCCCTGCCGGAACTTCGGGTCGGTAGGGTCTGAGGGGATTTCTTCAAAGATCAGCTTGTTGATCGCGGCAAGCCGCTTCGTTGCGTTCTTGCTGCGATAGCCGGTCGGATTGGCAGCTTTGAGAGCCGCAACCTTAACGGCAAGCTCCTCCACCTGGGCAAGAAACAAAGGGTGCGCAAACAAAGTCCAACCGTTCACGGCCAGTTGCATAGAGGAACCGTCCGTCATTCATCGTCAGGCGACAAGGCCGCATCCAGATCGAGGTCTACACCCTCGACCAACTCAGAGAGTCTGGCGCGGAGCGGAGCGCCGAGGGCCTGAATATGCCCGGGGTTTTGGGCAATGTCCTGTGCAAGAAAGTTAAGGAAGGCGCCAATAGCCGGATCCTCAACGGCATCCGAGGCACGGCTGAGCAGCACATCACCTTCTGGCAGGATGGTATAGGAGATGCGATCTCGCTTTTTGAGGCCGAGCGCCTTGCGAACGACCCCTGGCATTGTCGTCTGATATTTGTCGGTCAGCGTGGATTCGACCTTGAGTTCAGCAAACATGTGATTCTCCCGCACGGCACCAGTCCAAGGTAAGGCAAATGCATTGCCTATTCAAGAACGCTGCCGCAACAGGCCTGATGTGCCCCAAGCTTTACTCAAATTTGGTACCGTAATGCCAACCCCTCGCGAAACCATCCTCACCGCGCTCCTCGCGCGTCTGTCAGCGCTGCCCGCCACAACCTTGCGCGGGGAGGTTCTGCCGGAACGCATCCCGGCTGCGGGCCTCTTGATCCTGCGCGACGGCGACCCTGGCGAGCCGGAGGTCACGCTGTCGCCGCTGCGCTATCACTACCGACAGAGGGCGGAACTGGAGGTGATTGTGCAATCTGCACGTGACCGGGACGGCTGCTTTGACAGGCTTGTGGCGCAGGTGGGTGCCGCGCTCGCCGCCGACCGCACATTGGGCAGTCTCTGCGACTGGGTTGAAGCGGAAGCGCCGCAACCCGTCGATCTGCCGATGGAGGGGGCAGCGCAGGCGAAGGCGGCGGTCCTCGCCATCGTGCTCCATTATTCGGCGGCTGATCCGCTGGGCTGAGCGGTCGGTTCTGCGGCGGTCAATTCAGCAGGGTCCGGCTCGGCAGAAGCCACCTCAACCGGCGCCATTTTGCGGATCTCCGCATCAAGGATCGCCCCGGCTTCAACTGAGAGCGTTTTATACTGCAGCGATCCGGTGAGTTGTCCTGTCGTTCCGACCGTCACATCCTCGATAAAGGCGAAACCTTGAACGGACCCATAGATTTTGGCCTGGAGCGCTTCAACATCCCCGATCACTTCAGCGCCTTGCTGAAGGGTCAGAGCGGCGGCTCTGATATTGCCTGTGACTTTGGCCTGAACCACCAAAGTCCCTGCATGGCGGATATCCCCGGTCACTTCGATATCGGCCGCCAGAAATGATGGTTTTGCCGAATGCCGTGCTGTGCTGTTCATCGAAGTCCTGCTCTGTCATTTGCCGACCCCGCTGGTGTCGGCGCATTCTGTCCCCCTAAGCATGAAGAGCCTTCGGCCTCGGCGCAACATATCTAGATTTGGGCATTAGATACCAAAAACGATACCGGCACCTCAAATGCACGCAGGGCGACGGCACGAGAGGGTGTACCTTCCCGGGTCAGCAGGTGCCGTAAAAGCCGCCAGAGTAGCGGCAATATTCTGTGGCAACGCCCATGGAGATCATGGCTTGGGCGATATCTTGGCCATTTGGCAAGAAACACTGGCCGACGAGGCGCTGGTAACGATCGATGTCGATGAGGACGCAGGTCAGAGGTTGGCCGTCGATCAAGCCGCGCATTGCCTTGGTGGCAGCGGATCCCCCGCGCTCATCGCGCTCCGGCGCATCAAGGCCCCAGACGCGGATGGCAGGGTCCACGCCACTCAGATGAAACGTGTCGCCATCGGTGACGCGGGTCACGGTTCCGGAAAATTCTTCGGCGCATGCCTCGGTCGGCGCGAGGGCTGCGGCGAGGCACATCGCTCCCACCGCCGCGAAAGCAAGGCCGCGTGATACCGCTCTATCGGCCAAGTCAGCCATATGTCTCGATAATCTGTTCATTCTGCACCCCCGACCCAGAAAGCTGGCAGGCTGCGCTGTGAACACAATCTATCTTAAGAGGGAGAAACAGGATGGCACGAGCCCATGGGGCGCGGGCGCAGATGGCGCTTGCGTTCGAGACCACCTATGGCACCGCCCCCACAACGGGGTTCCGGGTGGTGCCTTTTGCCAGCACGACGCTCGGCTCCGAGCAGCCGCTGATTGCCTCAGAGCTTTTGGGCCAGGGACGTGATCCGCTGGCCCCGATCAAGGACGCGGTGACGGCCGATGGCGATGTCGTGGTGCCGCTTGATGTCGAGAACTTCGGCCTTTGGCTGAAGGCGGCCTTCGGGGCCCCCACGACCACCGGCACCACGCCGAAGACCCATACGTTCCAGTCAGGAGGCTGGGCGCTGCCAAGCATGGCGATCGAGACGGCGATGCCGGAGGTGCCGCGCTATGCGATGTACACGGGCTGCGTTTGCGATCAGCTCAGTTGGCAGATGGCGCGCTCGGGGCTGCTGACGGCAACCGCCCGCCTGGTGGCCCAAGGCGAAACCGTTGCAGCCGCCACGGCCGCGGGCACGCCAACCTCCCTTTCGCTGCAGCGCTTCGGTCACTTCAACGGATCGATCAGCCGCAACGGGGTGCCGCTTGGCAATGTCATCTCGGCTGAGGTGACTTATTCCAACGGCCTCGACCGGATCGAGACCATCCGACCGGATGGCAAGATCGAAGGGGTTGATCCCGGCATGGCGGCGCTGACCGGCAAGATCGAGGCCCGCTTTGCCGACACGACGCTGATCACTCAGGCCATGGACGGTACGCCTTGCGAATTGGTCTTCGGCTGGAGCCTTGGGGCCAATGCCAGCTTCAGCTTCACGGCGCATGCCGTCTATCTGCCGCGGCCCCGCATCGAGATCCCGGGTCCGCAGGGGATCCAGGCCACGTTCGACTGGCAGGCTGCCAAGGCGGCAAGCCCCGCCCGCCTGTGCACCGCCACCCTCGTCAACACTGTCATCTCCTATTGAGAGGATCTCTTCCGCCATGCTGACCCTTGATCTCTGCAGTGTACCGTTCTGGTGTGACCTTCTTCCCGGCCTGCGGGTCAAACTGCGGCCGTTGACCACGGCGCTGATGGTCGCCAGCCGCGCGGATCCCGCAATTGCGGCCCTCACCGAAGGGACAGCGCCTGAAGAGGCCGCCCTTGCCATGGCCAAGGCGCTGGCGCGGCGCGCGATCCTCGACTGGGACGGCGTTGGCGATGTCTCTGGCGAGGTCTTGCCGGTCAGCCCCGAGGCGATCGACGCACTTCTTGAGCTTTGGCCGGTCTTTGAGGCCTTCCAGACCCGCTATGTCGCCAAGGGCCTGCTC